ATTCTTGGAAGAGTTATAGCAACTGCTTTTGTTAAGTTTGCTTGCTCTCTAATCTTTGCGAAAAACTTTTGTTGAGGACCATAAGCAAGACCAACTTTAGTTTCATCTAAAGTGCTATTATCTATTCCCTCATGTTTGATAAAAATATTATTGAATAATGTACCAAAACCAATTATAGTTTTACGAATAATTTCGTGGTAATAATAAGTGCCTAACATCAATAATCTCCAAATGGGTTGCCTTCTGTAAAGTCAAGTAAGTTATCTGCCTCAGTTTCTATATCACTATTTGCATCAAATGGATCCTCAAAACTATCAGTATCGTAACTATCTACAATGTATCTAGCAGATGATATAGAACCAACTAGAACCTCACCAGCACGGAATGCTCCACTATTTAGAGATACTCTAAGTTCAACTGGTGGATTTTCAGGACTGATATCAGTTCTCTTCTTGAAGTCCTTAACTCTTGCAACAACACCAGAAGTTTGACCATGAACAGTTTCATTAAATATAAATGTTCCAATTCCAGTTGTGCTTATACCAGCAAAAGTAACTGTAGGTGCAACTGTATATCCAGCACCAGCATTTGAGAATCGAACTGCTGTAATAGCACCATCACTAATAACCGTTTGAGCATTAGCAGTCGTTCCACCAACACCAGTAGCACCAGTAAATGTAATTGTTGGTTCTGTAGCATAACCAACTCCAGCTTGTGATATTGTTACACCACTAAGTCCATTATTAACAACACCAATAGTAACTGCAGCACCTACTCCACCACCACCATTTAAGATAACTAACGGTGGACTTGCACTATTATATCCTGAACCAGGATTGGTTAATAAAATTTCTTTTATTGATTTTACACCAGCCTTTGAAGTAGTGATCGCAACTGCTGTAGCTTGAGTTCCTGATGTTGGTGGTGATATTTGAACTGTTGGAGTAGATACATATCCAGATCCATCATCTATCAAATCTATAAACCCAATCATTCCTGAAAGACCAATGCTTGCAGTTCCAGATGCAGTTGTAGCAGATCCAACTAAATTTACAGTAGTAATATATCCCTCATCTTCAACCGTATTATCTACCTCTTCAATAGTAGTATCAATAAGTTCATTTTCATATTCATACAATTCACAATTCAATTCATAAACATAATTTTTATTTAATTGGTAGAATGGTTTTTCAGATTCAACTCTTTTAATTTCAAATAATCTTTCACCAAGTGGAAAATATACTAAATCTCCTTCTTTAGGTCTAGTAATTAAATCCTCAAAAGTATATTCTGTAATTGTACCATCCCTAATTCCAGAACTCATACCTTCTAAAAATGGTGCTATAAATTCTTCAAATCTTTCCCTTGAAATAGTAAGACTAACTTCATTTGTCAATCTCAAACCAAATTTAGTCATTAAATCGCTATTTGGATTATATCCCTCATAGTTATTCAAATATGCTTCAATTAAAAAAGAATCATCAAATTTAGATGATTGGACTTCTCTAATAATATTATCAGTTTTAAATACTTTTCTAGGAAGATAATATACCTCTATACCATAAATGGTTAACTGTTCATTAACCAAGTCCTGCATCAAAAACTGTTCGTTTTTGGATCCCTGTAAAAAGTATGAATTTAAAGCCATGTTATATTAACCTATGAGATCAAGAGGTGGTAATTCATATTCTAATGACATTCTTTGTTTAATATCCTCTAATTCTCTTTCAGCATCTTCATAATACTGTCTTCCATTTAATTCAATACCACCAGGAAGTTTAGTCCCAGTAAATTTCATCATATTTAAACCCCACTGTCTTTTAATTAATATTGTTAGATATTTTTTTAAAAAACTATCGTTAAATGCTTGAGTGAACGTTGCAGGATCTAGAGCTCTATAACAATCAATTACAAAAAATGTATCTTTACTTTCATTTCCCCAATCAATATCTAAATATAATCTTCCTTGTCTTCTATTAAATCTTATTTGCTTATCTGTTGATAGTAAAAACTCAATATCTTCAAGATATGTTTTAGTCATTGAATATTGCATTAATTGAACAGAATTAAAACTATACAAATCATTTAAAAATAATTGATATTTAATACTAAACATTCCACTAGAAATTGAACTAGAGTCAAATTTAAATATTTTTTCAATACCTGTAACTGAATCTGGAACTTGAATAAAATTGGATGTCTCGTAAAAATTAGAAGTAACTGTTCCTAGTCCACTTACATTTGTAGAAGTTCCTGTTGTTGTAACTATACCAACTGTATTATCACTATCTGTTTTATTATTTGCAGTTCCTCTATCGATATCATCTTGCGTTAATTTATATTTTAGATACATTCTTTCGACACCATCAAAATGTCTTTCATTAAAGAATTGAATAGCATCATCAACTAAATCATCTATTTGCTCATCGTCAACGTTAATTTCTAATACGGGTGCTCCTAATTGTCTTAAACAATAATCAATTAAACCCTGTCTAGTACTTGGTTTTGCCATTTAATACGTTCCTCCATCAATTGAATCTAGTGTTATATTATCAGCAGTTATGCTAGTAGCACTTAAGATACCAGTTACTTTTGCACCATAATTAGTAGTCTCAACTCGATTTACATTATTATAGAACAATTTAACATCTGCATTAGGTGATCCTGTAATTATTGATTCATTACTTGGCGTATAAAAAGTAAATCCAGAAGCTCTTAATATTAAGTTACCAATAGCAACATCATCAATATATCCATTAGATCCATCATGATATATGTGCAATGATCCAGTCGCACCAAGTGCAGAACCACCAAAAGTTAATTTATCATTATCTAGTAGAGAAACATTATTCTGAAATGTAGTAACACCAGTTACATTTAATTGTGCTGCTGTAAGTTGTTGATTAACTGTTCCTAATCTAGCAACAAATTCATCAAATGTTAAATCGTCGCCAACATACAAATCACCACCAACATATAAATCACCACCAGTGGTTGTTATTCCTCCACTACCAGCAAGTGTTGTAATACCAGAAATATTAACATTACCAGTTGTAGTAACACTTGTTGCAGTTAATTGTGCGACAGTGCTGATGCCAGTTATTTTAAGACTAGAACCAGTGATATTATCTAATACTAGATCATCTTGAAGATATAAATCACCACCAACATACAAATCACCAACAGTGGTGGTTATTCCTGTAAATGTTGTTAATCCAGTAACACTAAGATTATTACCTACTCTTAAATCTCTAAAAACATCTATAGAGGCATTAGCATCAATATTTGATGTAAATGTTGCTATACCTGCTGCAACAAAACCAGCACCTAAAGTTAAATTCTTAGATATTCCAACTCCACCTGCTACAGTCAATGCTCCAGTAGTAGCACTAGATGAATTAGTAGTATTTGAAAGTGATGAAATTCCAGTTTGTATTAATGTCGTAGCTTGAACTTTATCAGTTAATATAAATTTTTTAGAATCTGAATTCCATACTAAAACTAATCCATTTTCACCTTCTCTAGAAGTATCAACATCATTCATATTAACTAATTTTGTCGGAGGTGCCGACGCATTAGATAATACTCGTATTACATTTTGTGAGCCAATTCTATCGTTTATACTTGGCATTACCTTGTTACCCCGCCTCTAACTAAAGCTGAACCTTCTATGGCTTTAAATTCTTTGCCGCCAGAAGTTATTATTTTTACATCATAAACGTATCTTCCAGGTTTCATATTAACAGTTATAGTAGATCCTAATGAAACTGTAATAATACCAGTATCAGGATCTGATACTGTGGTAGCAAATGCTACTTTACTGGTACTGCCAGAGGACTTTCTTATTTGACCTTCAGTATTAGATCCAGTTAAATCTAAAAATGCATTAGTTCTAGTATCCTCTAATTGAAAGGATGTATCAAAGTCAAAACCTTGTTCAATCACTATATTGGATACATATACTGCCATTATTAATCAATATGATTTTAAATATTTATATGACCACCATTTCATGATTTATTTAACACTTCTTTTAATAGAGTTTTTATTTCATCAATATCAGATCTCAATCTTTTAAGTTCTTGTTCCTCAGTTATTTTCTTATCTCTCATTGCAATATATTGTGAATAACCTTGAGAATCGTTATTCACAATAGCACCTGAGTTTTCATCTCTATAGAGATGTTTATGTCCTTGAACTGGTATCATTATGCTAAAGCAATTGCTCTTAGATCTTTAAATCTTGGAGGAGTTGCTTCGTTTGTTCCACTAATTACAATTTTAATTTGGAAACCTACAAATTCATCTAAGTTATCAATAGTAAATTCATACTCTCTAAATTCGTTTTCCACACTTGCAGGAACGAAAGTATCTGGTCTTCCATTATTCAATTTTGGATCTACAATTTGTTTGTCGATACCAACATCCTTTAGATTATCATAACCAGGGAACAATTCATAAGATTGTTCCACTTCACTTGAATCGGTTTTAAATAACCTATACAATACTCTAAAGTCTGCTGTTGAATCTCTATATGCAGCCACCAATACTTTTAATGATGTAGATGCTTGTTTTAAATCAACTTTCTGTGAAATGTAACATGCAGCATGAGGATCTCCAGATATTCTATTTGATCTAGAGTCAGTAGCATAATCGGATACTGGGTTGTTTAATCTGTTTCTTACAAATCTAAACGAACCATTCATTAGATCTAAAACTGGTGATAGGTTAGTATCCGTAGTCTCAAATCTTGTCAATAGAGTCACTGATCTGTTTCTAGGTAGATTAGTTAATTTAGCATTCTCATCAACCTTAGAGCATAAAAGTCTTGGTGTAGATAGTTGATTGATTTCATTAAATTCTACACTTTCATATCCCTGATCTACAAATGATATCTCAGATCCACCTTCACTTGTTCCAGAAACTGATCTCAATTGTGATGATATTGTAGTTGCTGTTGAAGGTGTAAATGTATTGATTGCTGGAATAAATGCATCATATTGGAAATTTTGTGATCCAACAGCGATATTACCACCACCAAATTTTTCAGTGGTGAAACTAATTTGATTTATACCAGTTGACCTGTCTAATAAATTAGGTCTTCCTGCTCCCCTAGCAATTTCTAAGAAATATGAATCCACAGTCTTTAGAGATTGTAGAGTAGCATTTGTTGGCATACTATGTGTAGTATTAATTCCAGTTAGAGATACCCCATTAAATTCATATTTAAATGCTTGATCATTTATTGAATGAGCATCTATTGGGGTGTTACTAATACCTCTGGTACCTATACTTAAATTTCCTGTCGATATACCATCATAGAAAATTATTTCTTGACCAATTTTTACATAACCAGTGCTGGTTGATATACCCTCAAATGTAGCAAATGGTGATGTATTTGCAACAGAAATTGTAGTATCTGTTGCACTAAGATTTGCTGTTAAAAGTTGTGGAATAGTATCTGGAGAAATATTATCAAGTTGAACTACATTGTCAGTAGATTTCATAGAATGGTTATAATTACTAACCTCAAGAATATTTCCAGTGTATAAATCACCATTAACTGTTGAGTCTCCTCTTACAGGAACATTACCTGGTGTTGCTGATATAGTTCCTGTAGAAACATTAGTATAGTATGCTAACTTACGTCCATTGTTGAATTTTTCACCTTGAACATTGGTAAGGAATAATGTGTCTATTCCAAAAACAGTAGAAACTGTATATTCACCACCACTACCAGCATTTCCGATAGATGCAGTAGTAAATCCTAAAGCATCTCCTACAACATATCCATTACCTGTTGATCCTATAGTTACAGTTGTAATACCTCCTCCAAAGGCACTTACAGTCGCTATAACTCCCGTTCCATCACCAGTAATTGAGTATAAAGGAACATTTGAATATGTTCCTGTTGAATAACCAGTTCCAACTGTTGTTACAGAACCAGTAGTTATTGGAGAACCAATTTTCTCAACAAATCCCTTAGCATCTTGAGATGTATTATATGCTGATCCAACATTTGAAGCAGTAACTTTTACACCTGTAGTAATAATGCTAGAAAGAGCTGCTGTAGTATCAATACCAACTTTTAATTTTCTTGGATAAGTTTTTAATGCATTATCCTGTAATCTAAAGTTAATTTTATCATTAGTTGATAACTCAGAATTAAATAATGTAAGTGAACCAGGTGTTGTTGTGAAAGAACACTTGTAAAGACTAAATTTCAAATCTTGAGTTTGAGTTGCTGTCCAGATAGTACCATTTTGAGATTTGAATAAACTTCCACCTAGATACTGTTTTTGAACTATATTTTTTGAACCCTGATCAACACCAAGAGTTTGTGTTTCAATAGTTTCCTCACTCATTTGAGCGATCCAGACTTTATATTTTATTGTTGCTGGTGCTAGAATAACTATTGCATACTCTCTATCTGGTTCCAAATAGATTGGAGATGGGAAAGTAACTCTAGTTGCCAATGATGCATCTGTAGATGTTTTTATAACTGAATTTCCATTAGCATCCAATACTGTTGGATCTATTACAACTTCTGCAAAATCATTAACCACTTGACCTGTTGGGGTTCCTAACTCAACAGTTCTTATTTGAACTGTTACTGGTATTTGATCATCTTTTTCTGCAAAATATAAATCTAACGATGATAGGAACATTCCTGTTTCATCTACAGTAAATGATTGTGCTAATGGGTCTCTTCTTGGAGCTGGTGGAGGTGGAAGACGAGTTATAGTTGTGGTTGTAGTAAACTGATTTATTGATCCTGAAGTAGAATAGTTAGCATTTCCACTGGTTATACTTGCCTCATCTCCTGGTAATGCAGTAGCATTATTTACATCTGAAGTTAATCTAAATGTGGTTGTTCCATTATTAAATCTTAAAGGTGGTGGTGGAGAAACTGTTGGATCTCTAAAGAAGAATGATCCATATAAAGCTCCGAATGAATCTGGAACTAATCTTACATTTGATATTGTTGCGATAGCACCACTAGTTCCACCAACAAGTCTCATTCCAGTTGCAACTCTACCAAAGAAAGAACCTTGAGCATCTTCTGTTAAAGATGCAATATCTACATTTAAAACTGTAGAAGATTCACTATAAGCAGTTCCTAATGTTAATGAGGTGTCATATGGGTTACTTGGAAATACTGAAGTAGGTGCAGTATATGTTCCTGTTTTATGATTTGGTTGAGCAGTTCTAAATGAAACTAGTTGTTCACCTTGTCCTATTGAACCTGTTATAGTTTCACCAATACTAAATGTTCCAGAAACCATAGCAATTTCAATTAATTTTGGAATTATATCAATACCACTCCTTCCTTCAAAGAATGAATAATGCCTAACACCAGGTGTTAATGAGTATGCAGAGAATCCAACATTCCTCGATCTAATAAATTCTATTGGAACTGATCCAGTTTGTACTCTATCAACTACTGTTCCTGCATTGTCTCCAACACGAGTAAATGTTCCACCATCAATTTCTACATCTCTTGTCCAGTTATCTTGTGAAGGATTCAACAATACCTGACCAATACGAACAACAACTTCATATGGGTTAACATTTTCAACTCTACTTGCCTGAGGATTACCAATATCAGACTCTACTTCACTGTATGCTAAAGTAATTAGATCTCCAGTTTTTTGAACATTAGAATCTAATAAGGGTAAATTTTGAGAAAAATCAGCAGAAAGTAAAGTGACAGTATCATCTACACCTAATTGTGGTTTTACAGAATATAAATTAATGGGAACAACCATTTCTTGATTGATTACATCAACATTAACAGTATTATCTTGATTTTGTAAATCAAGACGTTGATTGTCTTTAAAGTCATCTACAAAGAATCCAGATTTAAACCTATCACCAGTTATATCTTTAACTTGTAAAGTTTTAGTATCTAATTCAAGCAAACTTAAACTTGTAATTACCTCTAAATTTTCTATTCTATCTTCCAATCTACCAATATCTCTCATGGTATATCTCTTATTATCAATTAGAGTAATCTTTGCTTCATTTGCATTATAGAGATATGCTGGAAGTTCAATAGTTGCAAGATGCATTGCACCATCATTCAATGCTGGTGCTCTTGGTGTGAGAGATGATACTCCCTTAATTACTGCAAAATCACCTTCATAATCTTTTCCAGCCGATAAAACTAATTTATCAATTCTTGGTAAATAATAATTATATCCTAATGTAGAATCCCCCTCTGGAGAAACTACAAGAGAAGATGTTGACCCAGAACCAGAAAAATCTCTTGAAGTAAAGGCAAATGGTGAAGAAGAAACACCAATATATTCACTAACTCTTGGTCTAAAATCAAGAACATCTGTTGCTCTTACATTGTTAGCTAATAGTGGTATATCATTACTAAATCTATCTTTATCATAAGAATTTACAGTAAATATATCACCAGAATCTGTAGTAGGAACTTTATATGAATCATATACTACTAAAACTCTCCTAGAGGGAGGAGTAGCATTTCTCTTTCTAACTATTCTAGAATAATCGTAGAACTGTTCTCTTTGTCCTTTATCTAGAGAATATCTCTCGGTAATATTCACATTATTTCCAAGTGTTATTGCTTGAACAGTAGTTTCAATATTTGATTCTTGAAATCTTATTAATTCACCTAAAACAAATTGAACATTTGTAAAATAAACAACTTCAACATTTGCATCATCTACTCTATTAACTATCTGAGCAACTGCTCCACTTTCAGCACCAATAATTTTTTCACCAACAACAGAATTTGTATTTAAAGATAGTCCCGATATGGTTGTTATCTTATCAAGAGTTGGATCAATACTATCCTTAGATTCTAATATTGAAATTACATTTGCAACATCTGGAACATTTAATGATATTTCTCTATCTTCTATTCTTAATCCATAGAAATTATTTTTAGTCAAACCATTTGTTGAGGTTGATACACCTGCACTAGTTTTATTAATAACTATTTGATTGCTTCTTATGTATTCTTTAGTTTTATTTGTAATTGCTTGTTTTTCTACAGTTACATTAAGAACAGCTTTTGTAGGATTAGTTTTTGATAATCCACTAAACTGAACCTTTGAACTAGCATCTACTAATTTAAACTGATCTCTTGTTAATGGTTCTACACTTCCATCACTATAAATCAATGAATACTTTTGTGTATCAAAATTACTATAGAATGCACTAGTTATTCCAGAAGGAACTGCCTGTGTAGTAGAATTAGCAGACAATGTAAACATAGCAGATTGAGCAGAAACTGATAATGTAGAATTTGCTAAATTAACTTCAGATACATTACTACGATCTAACTTGGCATACAATCCAGTATTTTCTTTATCTACAACAACTGGAGATGCTAAAGATATTGAAATTGATGTAGAGATACCAGTTCCCCCAGTTCCAAGTTCACCTTCATTTACACCAGAAACAGTCGTAACACCAACAACATTTAAAGTCTTTAAATCTGAACTAATATCAGAGACTCTAGTAAATGTTATATCATTTCTACCTGCAACCTGATACTGAACAATTGAATCTGTTTTTATACCAGTAAATGCATTTCCTGGTGATACTATTGTTCCAGTTGATAAACCAGCAGTAACTCCCGAAGTTGTAATAATTGTATTATTATTAGATGCTAATGATGATATTCTAGTAGTTTCAAGTACAGTATCAGCACTAAAATCAATAAAACCACTTATTCCATTAAACATTCCATTTGTATTTTGATATACAGATTTTACATCTTCAAAAGTATACTGTCTTACTGATGATATAGTTCTGGTTGATTCTTCTAATTCATTAATAATTATTTTTTCACCAGGAATAAATGATCCAGAAGTTTGTGATAAAATTATTTCAGTTTTTGCAGAAACTGTAGCATTAATAAATCCTGTTGCACCACTACGAGCACCTCTAACAAAAGAAGTAACGCTTGCAGTTAATGCAGTATTTAATGTTAAATATGTATATGTCTGAACATCAAATAAATGCAAGTTCCATTGACTAGCATTATCAACATATGGTGTATTTCTTAATCCAAATGAATATACTCTTGCCTTTCCTATCTCATATCCACCTGTAGGTGGTGCATCTGCTGTAGATGCAGTTTTTCTTCTACTATAAAGAGAAACTGTATTTGTTTCAATATTCGTACCTATAACAGGTGTTCCTGATACATTATCAACACGAATTAAAGTTCCCATATCAAAAGGAACCAAAGCAGTATTTACACCGTCAGTATCTCTTGGTTTATCAAAATCTATGATTGAAGTTCCAGGTTCATTAATACGAAAACCTTTTACATATGCTTTACCTGCACTTATTTCAACGCAAGCTAAATCATCTGATGGAGTATTACCATCTTCAGTAACTTGATTAGATTTAAAGATTCCACCATTTGAAAGACCATTATCTAAAGATTCTGATAGATTAATTTTAAAATTATCTAAGGAATAGTTTCCAGATTCTTCAAATGTTCTAGCAGCCAAATATTTTTCTAATTCATTATATACAGAAAAATCCTGTAACTTTTTAAGTTCTCCTTCTCTTAATTTAATTAATTCAACAAAATTAACATCACTTGTATCAGTTAAACCTTTCTTTGCTAAAGTTGTAGTTATTTTAAACCTATCAGCACCAGGTGCTGCAAAGTTAGAGAATCCCTTTGCATTATCATATAAAGATGAATCATCTTTTGCGGTAATAATGGATTCTAATACATTCAAACCAACTCTATATGATGGTTGATTTGAATATGGATCCAATACTATAGTATCCGCAGAAACGTCCACAAACGCCCCTCTAATAAAATATACACCAGCATTCATTTTTACTGCACTACCCACCGCAGAAGCGTTTGAGGGTATCAATGAAGCAACGCTCTCCCCAGTAGATATAGTTGTATTACCATAAGTTATATTTTCTAACGCAATTAGAGGTTCACCATCCTCTAAATTGGATATTTCATTATCTGTATTTCCTGTAAGATATTTTATAAAGAATGTTGGATCTGTAATATCTGTAGAATCTGTTGGGAATTTAACATCATTAACTAGAATTTCTACTCCAGAATTTTGTCCTTTTAATTTTTTACCTTTTAGATTAGTACTATAAAGAGATATTGGAAGACCAAGATGATCAGATTCTACCTTTACTGAAAAATATGAATCATCAAAGAAAACACCACCAGGAAGAACCATAGATCCTTCTTTGAATACATGTGACCCAAAAGACTCTACTTGATTTTGAAGTATTGATTGAAGAGTTGATAATTCTCTAGCTTGAACAGGTCTACCTGGCCTAAACAATACTTTATAAAAATTATTGTCCTTATTGAAATCGTCATAATAAGGACTTATATTTAAATTAGTTTTTTGTGACATGTTTTAGAATTCCAGTATAACTTTGATGTCTTCTTTTTGTCTACTATCTCTAGTAATTAATTGTCTATTATCCAAGTAGATAATATCACCCGACTGATTATTTATCTCAGATTGAGATAACCCATTTTTAAACTCAACACCAAGATCAATAACCTTAGTCCCTGTTGGATTAGTGGTTATACCACTAAAACCAGAATTTATTGAAAAAGTGAGTGCTGATGATCCATCAGTTCCACTAATAGGTTGTCCACTTGCAGTAAAATCATAAACTTGACCATTACTACCAGCTACTTTATCAATACCCGTGGTATCACTTTGATCACCTGTTGAAGTATCAAACAATAATGATCTATCTCTATAGTATTTTAAAACAGCTGTTCTAGTATTAGTATCACTTGATATTATATCAAAAGAAACTACATATCCTCTTGCTTGACCAATTGTACTACCAGCAGCATCTTTTACATTCTGTGTTAATAAATCACCTATATTAACTCCAGTATCAGGAAATGTATTTAAATATAGAGAAGAAACGGAAGAATATTGAGATTGATTGTAAATTTGTGTAGATCCAATTGATGTTGGATTTTTAACAATTCCTATCTGTGCAAATTTAGTATCGATTGGAAAATCTTTAGTAGAGTCGTCAAATCTTGCATAAACTAAAACTCTATCTGCACCCAATTCTTTGTAAATATCAGATCCATGACCTTTTGATGGTGGGATAATTGGAATCAATTCTGCATTAGGGACAGTTGGTTGAATATCATGTAAATCAACAAGACCATAGGTGTATCCTTTACCACCAACTGATATTTTAACATCACTAATTTTAGTGTCAGTTCCTACCTCTACAATTGCCTTTCCACCAGAACCATCTCCAACAATATTATATTCTCTTCCTCCAGCACCAGCATTTCCATAACCTGATCCCTTTTTATCTACATAAATCGTTTTAATCTGATTATTATTGATATCTGAATTTCCATTATCTCGCACATTTGCTATATTAGCATTAGTAGTAGATGACCAATCATTTGGTAATGGTATAAATTCTGTTGCATCAAACTTTATAATATCACTTGGGGCAACTGTAAACAAATACTTCCAAAGATATTTGTCATCACTAGAACCAGTTGCTTTGAATGGTTCCAATCCAGTCAAAGTTGGTTCATTTAGAGAACGTTCACCTGTTGTATTGATACCAGATGATCCATTACTAATACAAATATAAACATTAAAATCTTTATTAATTACATAAAAATCAGTATCATATAATCTAGCAGTTTTCCCATTCGGTGATAAATTAGATTCACTATAATCATGACGATACATATCGTATCTAGTTTCTTTAGTCCAAGTAACTTTTCTTATAACCCTTCTAACATTATCTGAGGTAATTTTCTTACCAAAAATCATTGTGTCTTTAACATGATTTAAGTAATTAAAATTATCTATTGGTTTTTTTCTAGTAGACTCAGCATTCCATTCAGCAAGATTAGCATTTCTACCAAAAGCTACTGATGATCTTGTATCTTTTGCAGTAGGATTTGATAATCCAACAAACACATAATAAGAGTTTTCGGAACTATTTACATCTCCTAAAAAATTACCTGCGTTATTAATTCTAAACTGGTCTGTTACAATTGCCGACATTTTCTATAGACTTTTTTTCTTTATTTATACCATATTAAGTTGAATCCTTTATAGCACCTGTTTCTCTAAGTCCAGAAGCTCTTCTTTGGACTCTAGGGAAGGTACTTAATCCAGAATTAACAGTTTTGCCAGATACTGTAAGCGTAAGTGGATTTGATGATCTTGTACCACCAGTTAACTTACCCCAAGAGAATCTACCACAAATAGTATTCTCTGTAGCAATACCTACAATTGAAGTATCTGTTTTTACTCCCGCAACAAATTCTCCTAGATTACTAGTTGAACTTAAAGAACTAATGATATAGATGTTATCAAAGAATGATGTTCCAACACCTACAGGTGCACCTGATGCTATTATGGTAGAAGTTGCTCCAGAACCAACTGCAGTATCAAAGATATGAATTGGATCACCATTTGCTAATCCAGTAAATGCTCCTGATTCTTTTTGTAAGAAGAATTTAATAGTTGAACTACTAAGAACTGATATTCCTGTTACAATACCTGAGAAACCAGCAGAACCACTGAATCCAGTAATAGTCTCAGATGGAGTGACTGGAACTGCTGCTATAACACTAGGAGCAGAAGAACTAGTATATCCAAGACCTGGATTGGTAATAGTAATACTAGTAATAATTCCAGCAGTAATTGATGCAGTTGCCGTTGCAGTTTCTCCTGTTCCAACTGTTCCGTCACCCTTTACGAAAGTGGTAATACCTGTGGTAGGAATACCAACTGAAATAGATGTTGTTGCTCCAACATATCCACTTCCACCGTCAGTAACGGTTATTGATTGAATTGTTCCAGCAGCAGAGACGACTGCATTAAGATCTGCAGATTGTCTAGTAATATCATCATCGATCACTAAAGTACTCACTGTTGAAGGACTATCATAAGAGAAGAAATTATTAATACTATCCAAATAGACAGTAGAGTCACCAGATGCTACATCTTTAATAATTCTTGCATCAGGGAATACCAATGGTTCTATTAAAGGTCTAACTTTAGTAATTAATTCTCCATTTACAAACTTATCAGATTTTTGCTTTATCCATCTAACAGGTTTAAGATTAGTATCGTCAATACCTTGAGCATAATACAATTCAGTTTCAACAGTATCTGCAGTTGTTATTCCAGATATTGTTCTTACATTTTGATCTGTTGATACTCCAGTATTACTTTTTAATATTTGAAGTTCATCACCAGATTTGATAGATTCTTTAACATCGACAAAAGTAACATCAACATTATTTGTTCCCTTATAGAAGAAAATAGCAACATCATCTTCAGTATCAGGTGCTTCAGTAAATTGGAATCTAGTTCCTCCCTCAAAAATATAGGATTCTCCTGGGTTTTGTAAAACTCCATTTACAAATATCAATAATAAAGACTGCATATCAAGTGATGAACCTGATTTAGATTCAAACGATACCAACTCATCATTGAAGTTTAATGGGAATACTGTTCGAGTTCCATCTTGAAGATTTGCAATATCATCAATATAATCAAATTCACCAACATTCCAAGAACAGAAACTATCTGTAAATACTTCATTCACTGTAAATTCAACCTCTGATAATGGTGAAGATAGTGACTTATCAGTGACTAATCCTACAGGTTTAAACTTATCACCCTTTTTAAATCCATATCCACTCCTAGCAACTTTAAATTCCTTTACTTCAAATAAAGTAGATCCAATACCAGTTGTATTACTACCTCCAACATCAATAGTTAATAATAATCCTGTTCCAGTATCTGTTGTAGCACCAACTCCTAATCTTGAAATCCCAGTTACTGGTAAATTCTCATATGATGGAGATGGAGACATTACAACTGGATTAATATATCCAGTTCCACCACCAACGACAGAGTATATTAATGTTCCTCCAACACCAACAGTTGCAGTTATAGTAGCACCAGCACCAGCTCCACCACCAGTTCCAACTCCAACGGTTAAAGTATTTGTAGTTGTTGTTGATATCGATAACGTGGCATTGTATGCTGGATCAGTTGTCCTTGGATATGGATGATCTGTAGCAAATGCATCTTTGTTACATCTAAATGTAAGAGATTCTGTTGTTATTCCTATTGTGTTTGAAACTGTCAATCCATGATTTGGGATAGTCAGAACCATGAGACCAGTTAAAGAATCATAATCAGCATCGGTAGGTGTAAATTTCGCTCCTGTATTTGCAGTTATAGAACTAGTAGAAGAACCTACAAATCTATGTTCATATGCTTCATCTACAACATCAATATGAATAATTCCATTTCCTGTAGTGCTTAAACCAGAGCGATATCCAGAACCATGAAAATCTCTAGTTCCTACACCTACAGCAGTTATAGTTCCACTAGAATTAGTAATTGCTGTAACTGCAGCACCAGCCAAAGGTGCAAAACCTAATCCACCAGTGTATCCAATAGAAATAATTTGACCAGATCTAGGTAATTGATTTTGATTAATATCAGATTCACTTATTATTTGAGTTCCATCTGCAGAAGAAATTCCAGTAAATACAAAACTTGTTATTCCAGTAGACTCACTAAAATCGTAATTGTTTAATGGATTTTTTTCTGTTGTTGGTCTCTGGAATATACCATTAATTGTTAAGAAACTACTACCAGTAGTAAGACCAGTTGTATTTACTCCAGATATAGATGTTCTAAATGTTTGTGCTATACCTGTAAATTCGTGAGATACATCATCAAAGATAGCATTAGATGAATAATCTTGTCTTAAGAATACTCTTCCACTGAAACTTGCTCTACCACGATCACGATTGGAATCATCTTTTTCAAGGACATTAGTTCCTCTAGGTGGATTAGTGAAGAAAATACTATCACCAACTATATTATACCCACCTTTAAATAATCTAACAGTAGAACCATCAGCGTGAGTAGTTACTGCAGAACCAACAGATGCTCTTGTAACATCTACCAAATTCAAAGATCCAATATTAGTTATTGGTCCAACACTAGTAGATCCTAAACCAACATTATTAACTCTTACATACTCTTCGTTTATCTTTAAAATATCATCTGTTACTATTGATGTAATTCCAGATAAGGATATTATTGAAGTTGATATAGAAACTTGACTACTAACATTATTTGCTAAAGTAGTTGTTATAGGAGTGAATGATAATGGAGATTGAATTACATTATCAAGTGTAATTAAAGATTTTTCATTTTTATCAAACATCTCCAATTGATGTCTATTTCCACTTCCTACAGTGTTAAATGTAACTGCTGCTCCTCCTTGAGTTAAGGATAATTTAAATATATTTGATCTAGTTGTTCCTGCATCAAGAGATACATAAACTTCAGGTGGCAAAGGATTTCCATTAGACATCACTAAAGATGATATGCCAACTCCTTCTAATGAGGATCCAGGTGTGTATATCAATCTTTCATTTCTATTAAAGAAATTATTTTCAATTGTAAATTGACCAGTAACGGTATTAAGACCCACAGATGGATTAAAGAAATTAGCAAATATAAAATTACCATCACTTCTCAATCTAAATGATCCTACATCTGATCTATCACCATTTAAAGAATTGTATTGTAAAAGAGATAATGATTCTGATGATTTGCCATAATTTAAAACGGGTGGTGTATTAACTAAATCTAAATCAGTGTTAAGAACTTCATTATATGATTGAACTTGTAAATCACCAACTCCTATAAACTCAGAATCAGGATGGAATTTTAAATTGAGATTAGATCCACTAAGTTCTGAAGAAAAAGTTCCTATTCCAAGATCTGTTCCAACAGATATGAAAGGATATTGGGTAATAAAACTATCAGTTCCATCATGAGCAGTTAAAACTTGATGTAAAGCACTAGTTTTACCTATTGAAACTTTAACAATACTCTTAATTGTTGTATCTTTAGATGTAGTAAATCCACATATAGTTCCTGTAGATCCTATACTCACAAATTTAGATTCTAATCTACCTGAATTTTCAGATCCATCAGACTGAGCATCTAACTTAAATCTATATGTTCCAATACCAGATGCAGTTGTACCAAAACCAACAATTTTAGATCTAACTAAAACTTGATTTGATCTATCATTTTCATATTTTAAAGATAAAACTCCAGAATCAATTTCTGATGTAAATGTTCCTATTGAGTTTCCAGTATTACTTTCCAATGAATAATTTGATATGTAAGAATCAGTTCCATCATGTGTTACATAAATTTCTACTATATTGTTTTCATTTGCAGTATCATCATTTACTGAAACAGTAGCAAAATAAGATTCTAAAGTATTAATATCAGAAGATATTATAGTTGAAGTGGTAGAAGAGGATACAATAACATTGTTTCCTGTTAAATTGACAAATCCAATAGAAGATGTTCCAATACCAACTCCAGATGTAAATTTGTTTTCAAGAATTTTAATATCTAAATCAGTATTAAAAACATCAACTGGATTAAACTGCAAAGTATAGTTATCATTTACATCTTTATTTCCGATAATATCTACTAATTTTTTTCCATCATTAATAGAACTTTTTTCAATTGTGTAGATATCTTTATTATTAAAATCAACAGATGTTACTATTTCTGTAACTTGAAGTGTATTTGTAGTTTGTGCTATTCCAGTGCTAGGTAAAGGAACTCTAGTTTGTATTAAAAATCTATTAAATGAATCTGTAATTGATAGACTACCATCTGTTTTTGCATTATTAGTAGAATCTGAAAATAAAGTACTAATATCATCTATTTGTATAGCATTATTCGTGTTACATTCAAAATAATTAGCAAGTTTTTTATTTTGGAAAGTGATAAATTTAGATCTTCTAGGACTTGATAAAATATCAGAATCTCTTACTAAATCAAAATTATCTATTGCATCAACTCTGTTTTCGGATGACAGATCTCTTATGATTGATGTTGAATCAACGGATATTGTTTTTCCAACCCCAACTGATGAAGAAATACCAACATCAGCAAAGTTTTTAAGACCAGTTGTATGTAATAGTTTGTTTACAGGACTTATTAATGTTTGATAATCAATTGGACTTTGAATAGTATATGATAGATTCTGATAATAATCATTATCTGGTAATACTTGATAATCTTCATTCAATTTTCCAATATCATCAACCCAACCTTTATCCTTTTTAGATGAATAATCTACTAAAAACTCTCCTTTATTTTCAAATAAAGTATTAATTGTAGCTATTGTTCCAGAGAATAAACCTTGTATTTTATCATTAACCTTTAACTCATACTTACCAATAATTTTTACATAATTATTTGATGTTTTATCTAAGATAAGTCCAACTTTTTCAAATGGTTGATTGTTTGTAGAAACTAAAATACTTTCACCTTCACTAAATGGTGACAAATCTGTAACAACAGTGAATTTTGGATAACTATTAAAATTAATAACAGAACCATAATTCTGAAGAGTTTTAGCTAATCCAGGATTTGATATTAAACCATCTAAATTAATTTCCAATTTAAATGGATTTGGATTAGTTCCTCCAACAATATTAGTTACTGGATAGAATTTAAATTGATTATTTGGTGAGTTAATAGTATTTCCATATTCATTTTCAACATTTTCAACAAATAAAGTATCACCAACTTTAAATGGTGCAGTAGAGAATCCTAAAATTGGAGTTGCTAATGTAAAGGTTACTAAACCAGTCACCTCACCCGTAACTATTGTACCACCAATTGCAATATTGGTTATTTGCACTCCATTTGTATTATCTTCAGCAAATATTTGACATTCTCCAATTCCTTTTGGAGTTGATACAATGTCAACAGCATTGATTGATTGAGTTGCTTGACTGAGTTTAGCCTGTAAAGAACCACTGTTTACTATTTCTTTTGACTCAGAGTCTACGATTACTAATGTGGGAGGTGTTAGATAATCTTTTCCACCCTCAGATACCTCTATAGATGTAATTTGATCTGAATTTTTTATAGTAATTACAGGAGATATATTAGCTATTGGTTTTAATGTTTTATCCGAAGAATATTCAAATCCAATATTAATTATTTCCGTATTTTCAATTTGATTGCCTTTAGTTGAATCGGGTATTATTTTAGCATTAGTTCCTTGAGTAGAAGCAACACTCACAAATTTTGGTAATGCTTTATATCCATCTCCACTAAAATTTAGACTTATATCTTTAATAGGTCCTATTTCAGTTTTTGAAGTAGTTGAATATTCTAAAGTATTTGTATTATCAGAAGTATACAGTAAATTTTCTGGTTTATTGGTTAATCTAATATCAAATGTGGTTTCTGCAATTCCTACAATTGAATAATCTTTATTATATTTGCTATCAGCATATGATATTTTAGAACCATTAACAACATCAACATCTGAAGTGCTTATGAACCCTGATTTTTCAACATTATAGAATAAATTTTGTGGATTATTAATTGAATAATTTATTGTCAAAGATGCTGTAGATGTAACTCCAATTGTCCCAGAAGTAGAAACAACATTAGTTGTTGTTGCTCCTGTAGAAACAAAATCATTATCAAAATTTTGATCTTGATATATTTTAAACTCAAAACCAGATAAAGATGAATCTGATATATCAAAAACTAAATTATTGTTCCTTGTAACTGAAATTGGAGGATTAATTAAAGATAGTGTATGTGTTGCACCGATGGACACTAGATTTACAACTTTTGGTGGTATGATCTTAGAATTATATAAAGTTTCTGATAATTTTATTTCATTATCACTAATTTTATAAACGAAATAACCTCCAGTTTCTAATCCACTAGCTACCTCTACGGCATCATAATAAACTTTATCCCCAGTATTTAATTCATGAGAATTTAAAGTTATTGTATTTGTAGTTGTATTAATTCCAGAATTAAATCCAATTTCATTTATCAACAAACTATCAGTTAAAGTATTATACTTAACTCTAGCAGAAACAGAAGTTCCAATACCAACTGATTGGTTTGGTTTTACATTTAAACTAACAATATCTCCCGCAAGTAAACTATGAGATGTTGTTAAAGTAACTTTTGAATTTATTCTTTCTAAATTTCCAGTTACTTGTGTGAAATTAGATTCAATTGAATAATCAAAATAATTATCCCCATTAGTTCTAAAGAATAATCCATTAGTTGTTGTCAACCCAACTTGAGTTACAATTCCAATATAATCTTTAGATTTATTAATAACGAATACATCTTGACTAGTTCCTGATAATGGCAAACTAAATTGTTGACCCACTGATCCATCTCTAGAAACAGAAATAGCTGATCCTCCAGAACCTCTACTAAAAGTAACTGATTGTCCAGTTTTAAATGGATGATTTGGTAAATATATGCTTTGTGCTGGAATAGATACTTGTCTTGAAGTATCTCCAACAGATACAGTTATTGCTGTAGATATACCAACTGTAGTTGCTACTCCTATAGATTGTCTGGGATTGAAATAAACAATATCATCTACCTTAGAAGTAAATGAGTTGGTTTTAAAGTTAATATCAAAGAAACTAGGAATTAAATTTACTTTCGATGATAGAGTATGTGCCGTTCCAGTTACACCTCTTTTAACTCTTAAAATATTTCTATCATCAAATTTATTAAGAACTAATAGTTTTTCAGTTCCTATTCCAACACTACTACCAACAGAAATTACATTTGTTTGATAAACATAAATGTCAGTTACTACACCAGCAGTTGCGTTTGAAGCAAGTTGTTTATATAAAACTGTACTCTCTGTAGTGATACCAGATACTATTTTATTTCCTGATAAAGATATTCCATCTAATGATGAGATATCTGTTGTTAATCCAGATACTTCTAAATTATTTCCGATTGATAATTGATGTGTATTCGGAACAAATACTGAAACTGTGTTTTGATTCTTCCAAACAAAAGATACATTGTTTAGAGATTCATAAGAAGTATCAATATTAAATATAGATTTACCCTCCAATTTAGAAACAGAAGCACTAACACCACTTCCATCTGTATCAGTATTATCAAAAGTTAAATTATCACCAATTTTATAATTGTCTCCAGATTTGATAATATTTAAAGAATCTACTTTACCTTGACTTACAGCAGTAACTTTAGTTAATTGTGTCAGTAATTCGTCAGATTCAACAATAAAATCATTATCAGCAAATTCATCAGATAATTTATATGGGAAAGTATTTCTAACTAAATTTGAATTATTAAAATCAAATGATTGTGATAGTGTAGATTCAGTATCTAAAGTTTCTGGTAGTGATCTATAGGTATGTCCTACAAAATAAGGATATTCTGGTTCTTTTGTTGTCGTGTTTATACTAACAAAATAAGCATAAACACCATTTGGATATTCGGGAGTTTTACAAAATCTACCATTATGTTCATCTAAATCTGTAGTAGATGATGGAGTATATGAATAATCATCTGCAAAGAATCCATCAGCGAAAGATAGGTCTGATCTATTTTCAATTGTAGAATTTAAAGAATATCCTGTTTTTAATATTTTTATAGTAGATGAACTATTCAAAGGATCACTATATCCAAATGGACCATAAATTGGATTTCCATCATATGCCCATCCAATTATGGGAGAGTGACTACCAGGTAATTGACCATATTGACTTTCTCCTATTTGAGTTGAGTATCCAACAACTGAGAATTTTAAACTATCATTAGAAGAAATTAATTTTTGATTAGAGTATTTTGCTTTATAGGGTCTGATTGTTTGAATATTATTTAAATTTAATTTATCAATTGACAGATTAAATACTGCATTTTTTCCTCTTGGAATCACATTTATTCTTGTCTCATCAAAGGTGTAATTAGATCCACCATTTATAATGATAACATTGATAATTTTTAAATATGTTGCTGAATTTTCATCTCTATCAACAACTGCTCTTAGTTTAGCACCTACTCCATCTCCAATAACCTCTAAATCAGGAGTTGAATAATATTCATCACCACCATCTTGAATATTAACAGTAGATATTTCTCCATTAACTATTAAAGCATTCAAAGAAGGAGTGATATTTTTATCAGTTCTTGGTGTTCCATTTTTAATATCAACATTAGGTTTATTTTCATAATTGATAATATCTTTACTACCATATCCCATTCCTTTATTGTATAAAGATACATCTAATATTCTTCCTTGAACTACTGGAGTTAAAACAATTTTATCAGATGTAGATACAGAATATAAAGCATCTATAGTTATTTCTATATCAGGATATTTAAACAATTGATATCCAGTTCCTTTAGATTTGAAAGAAACATATTTTTTACTAATAAACTCAGTACTGTCAGTTCCACCAACACCTGCATTTGATAATCTAAAAGTATCATCATCAAGTTTAATGACTTTATACTGATTTGTAGTCGTCAATCCAGATATGGATTGTGGTGTTGTAGATCCTAATCCAACACTTGCTTGATATGTAACTAACTCACCATCAGAGAATCCATGATTATTAAAAGTAACTGTTGATTTTTGTGTAGATATACCCGTAGATGAATTAGCATAAACTTTTCTACTTACATATGGTTGACCCGATTGTATAACTCTAACACCAGTTAAATGATTTTTAGCATCCTTTATTCTAAATTTATGAATACCATCCTTTGCAATCTCAGTAAATCCTACAGTGTTTATTCCACTAATATAATCATTTTCACTTTTATAGAGTCTAACTGTTGATAGTCCAATAACTTCTGGCCAATATGGTTGTCCATCTATTAAAAATTCTGAAGATGTTAGATTATTGCCCTTAAAAGTTCCAATTCCTAATTGTGTATTTTTATTTCTATCGTAAATTAGAGCTTGACCACTAACCAAATTATGTGGTTTTATGAATGTTAAAGTTTCTTCATTAGTATCAATTCCACCACCAAAAGAGGATGTTACTCCACTAAATTCTAAGACTCTATTTCTTTTTGCAACAATTGGTAATAATATTGCTTCTCCACTATTCCCACCAACTATTCTTAACGATTCTACACTTTCTATATCAAATTCCTGATTATCAACCAGTATTTCTCTTATATCACCACTTATCACAGGACTTGCAAGTGCCTGTGTTGATCCAGAAGAAACTATATCTATTAAAGGGGGATTAATAACATCATAGTCAGTACCAAATCCAACAGATGAAAAATTACTTATTGAACCATAAAAAATACTATCCTCAGATCTAGCATTCTCAATTTCAACACCATCTTTCAACATTCCTACAGGTCCAGGAATTGTTTTTACATTTTTACCTAAATTTTGCTTAACCTCTATAGGAAATTTTTTTAATATTTTCTGAGAAGTAATCTTTTTGTCATATTGATTGTTTAGAGTAAATGAATGTGCAGTAGTGGTAATTACTGGAACTCCAAATTCAATAAAAGAATTAGAATTAATAAATGCGGGTGATTGATATAATTTTATTTTATTTTTTCCAATATTTTTAACATAATAAACTCCTGAAGATATTCCAACTAAAGGATTACCTTCAGGACTATAATAGACCTTATCTCCCGTTACAAAAGGAACATCATCTACAGAAAATGATATAGTCGAATACTTTTTAGTTACTGAATTATAATCTTGTATTGTATCATTTTCAGTTATTGAAGAAATACTAACTCTAGAAATATCTTTACCAATTGTATATGATGGTAAAGAACCACTTGCTACATATAAATTTTCATCAGATTCATTATATACATTTTGAACATCTGAAGTTAGTATATTATTCCCAAATTCAAGAAGATCAAAACTACTAGATGCCTTTTTGAGAGATCTTCTAATTGAATATAATTTATTACCTGTTAAATCTTTTATTGTTTTTGTTAATTCTACATAATTTCCAGATTGATTTATTTCTTTAATTGTTGAAGTATCAATAATTTTTCCTAAAGAAAATGGATCACTGGTTTTTTCTAAAAATTCAATACTATCACCCTTTTTTAAACTTGATTTGTCAATAGTAGAAGATAATGTAAACTGAGCTAAATCACCTTTAGTTCCTTCTACGATTTTATAAGTGCTAGAAGTATTATAAATCCAAGAATTTGCAAATATTTCTTTTTGAGATTTATCTGTAGTTGGATTTTTAATTAATTCTCCAACACTTTTAATATCTATTGTTTCTCCTTCTAGTGATAATTTATTATTAGAAGATGGTACAAACTCCTTTAAAACTCCTGATAATCTTAATTCGACTTTTTTTGTTAAATCTCCATTCTCATATCCAAATACTTTATCATCCACAATAAGATCAGAACCTAAAATTATAGATGTATTAATACCAGAACAATTTAAAAATTGATTTATAGTTTTATCAGTATATGTAATACTCGTATTAACACCAGCAATTACTGTGCCTGTTGCTCCAAAACCAATGGTAGAATCAACTGTTATAACTGATGATCCAATACTTATAGGATTAATTACTTTGGTTTTTCCTGTTACATTAAATGTTCCAGTTATAAATTCCTCATCATTATATCCAACAAAAATATCTAAAGTATAATAATCACTTATAGTAGTTACTCCAATTATTCCAGTCAATACTTCAACTTCAGAAATTGAAGCTGTAGTTTGTGAATCAGTTGATCGAGTTATTGTTTGTCCTTGTAATTTTAAAGGATCTCCAGATAATCTTTCTGCTACTATTCTTTCACGTCTTATATATTTTGCAGAGGATGGTTTTACTAAGTATTTTTCAAGATCAATTACTTTTGGAGTTACTCCATATAAAACATTAAATAAAATTCTAAAGGATTCTTCTGTACCTTTTGATTCATAAAATGTTCTTGCCTCTTTTATAAAATTATTTACATCTAAATCTGATATAAAATCGGAATTCTCTAATCCGGGTGTAAAAGTTTTCTTTAATTTTTTATAAAATTCTTGTAAGAATAATGCACTTAGATTATCTACACTAGATCCATTAACATGAGATGCTGCAGATGAGTCTGAAAAAATTAATTCTGATGGATTATTACTATCTCTGTATGATGTTATTCCACTAAATCCACGCTGACAACCAGTAAAAGTATTTGTTGTTATTCCAGTATAACTTATAACTTCACTTCCTATTCTTAATAATCCATACTCATTTGGAAATCCTTTTGTAGTCTTAACTGAAATTGTAGTAGCACCAGCAGTAGTTATTCCCGTTGATTTTGTTGCTCCACTAATAACTTCTGGAGTTAAGTTATCTAATTTTAAATATTGATCAAGATTATCTACTAAGTCTATAGGACCACCAGTATACTCCTGAGAAATATAATATTGTTTTAAAAAATCCGCAGTTTTTGGACTTTCAGATAATATAAACTCTGGAAGTTGGTTTTCAATTATTTGATGAACTTTAACTCTTTTATCAATACCCGTACTTATCATAATCCTCTTATTAATTCTCCGTTTGTGTAACTTGAAGTAACCTTAAACCCAACACCAGATATCTGATCACCTGATGAAATAGTATCCTTAACCATATTTATCGCACTCTCAGCGATGTTAAATTTTAAATATAAATCCTGAAGTCCTATGATATCATTCGATTCTGGGAATGCTTGAACCTCTATAACATTATTTGGTTTAATAGTTGATGTTATATTGATAGTTGTTAAATTAATCTCACCTTTTATGTAGTCAACAGTTCCTGCATTTTCAACAATAACTATTTTTTCACCATCAACAGCATCTCTTCTAACAATAGAAATTACTCCTGTTTTCTTATCAGCATTTGGCGTGTCTGAAAAATATACTGTCGATGATACTCCAGAAATTGTAAATCCAGTACTTTTAATATTTAATCCTTCTGGTTTAACATTGAATTGATTACCAAAACAAAGTTCATATTGTGCAAATTGATTAATAAGAGCATTTAAATTTCTTCTAATTCTTACTCTTGTTATGTTTGAAGTTATAGAATCTTCTATATTATCAATTACACTCAAAACTTTACTATATTTAAATCTACCACCAAATTTATTGATTTCTGTAGACTTAGAGTATTCTGTGAGTCCATTAACAACATTTGTTTTTAATCCATTTATAGTCTTAACTTTTGATGAATTATAATAAATGAAGGATTCTAATTCTATATGAAGAATCTTAAGATCAACTATTTTTTGATTTATTCCTGTTAGAGAATAATTTTTTAAATCTGATAATATTCTTTCCTTGTCAAAATCTGATACAAATTCTCCATTTTGTGGTTTTATTGTAATAAAGACAGTTCCAAACTGAGGTGGATCTATTTCTTCTCCACCAACGACTGATACACTCTCAGTATTTGGGTAAACTTGTTGTATTATTGCCTCATAATCCCTTGCTGTAACCGCCCTATACTGTGAGGAATACAATCTAGGGGCAAAGTACTTAATAGAGTCTACAGACTCTATATTGCCGCCATTAGAGGCACTAGAAATTACACTTATAGTTGGACTAGATGCTAAATTAGCATTCACTCCAGAAGAACTTTCTACAGTTCCTGCAAAAGAAAATGATGATGGACCATTACCTTCTTTTCCGTCAGTAATAATGTAACTAACATTAATTGTTTTACCATTTTCTAATTTTTTGCCAAAAGTACCATCACCAAAAAGAAGTTCATATCTTTCATCTTGAACTTCTTGTAATAAGAATGTTGTAGATGATGGTTTTATATTTAAAATATTGTCTATCTTAGTAAATAAAACTCCTCTATCAACATCTTCTGAGTTGTCCTTTACATATACAATAATCGTTGAAGTATCGATAAATGGGTTGTCTAATATAAATCTTTGATCCAAAGATCCATCAACAACAAATGATTTTTGTAAAAATGTTCCTTGTAAAACTTCAATATCATTAAATGCTGCAGTATAACCATTAAAAGACGTTGTTTCTACTCCAGTGGTTGGATTTTCAGAAGTTGTAGATGAACCTAATATTACAGTAGTTGTTATATCTTCTGGTGTACAAAATGTATATGTGGTATTACCGCCAGTGCCAATACATACCAAACCTGCTTTAAGAGTTACTGTAGATGGTGCATTATCTTGAGTAAATGCTTCTGAATTAGAAATATTAAATGATATAGTTGCCTTTGCTGCAGTTCTAGATCTAGGAACATATCCAATGTTTCTTGCCAGTGAAACTACGTTTTCTCTTACCGTTGCAGAGTCTAAAAACGATTCATTAACAACCAAATTGGAGTTAACAGCAGTTATGTAAGTATTATATGCTAAAGTATCAATTAAAACTGAAAAATTAGATCCTTCAAAGTCAAAATCAGTAAAATCTGAGTTTGAACGTAGATAATCTTTAATCGAAGTCTTTATTTGATCAAAGTCTAAGTTTGAAAATTTAGTAAATGGCATATTATCTTGTGGCTTCTAATATGAATTGAAATGCTTGAGAGGGAAACTGTTGTCCTACAATGTCAAAATATATATTTACTTCAAATTCGTTCTGATCTGGTCTAGGAAAGACTTCAATTTCCAAATTATCGACTCTTGGTTCGTAATTTTCAATCGTAGTTTGAATTTGTTGTTGGATAACTGATGCAGTACCAAAATCAACAAAGTCAAAAAGACTACCTCTTATGTCTGTTCCTAAATTTGGGTTAAAAAACCTCTCTCTAGGAATAGTTTGCACTAAATTTCTTACAGATCTCTTAATTGCGTTCGCATCTTTAATAACTGTAAGGTCTTTTGTGACTGGATGAGGTGTAAATGATAAGCTAATATCCTTAAATGACCTAGATACCCTAGTTTTCATTCAATTTAGTAAACAGTTTGCTAGATTTATTTATACTTAAAGTCTTAATTCTTTATTTAGACAAAAAAACATAAAAAAATCGCCCTTTAGGCGATTTCTGAGTCATTTTTACGTTCTTTCGACGTTTTCCAAAAATAATTTTCATCATTTCCGAGTCCATCACGGTCATGTCCGTTCTCAACTTGGTAAAATACAGTCGAAACCTTAAAATCAGGTGTTTTGGGTACTTCTGGTGTTAAACTGTTGTCAAAAATACGAGTTCGATTGTTTGGATAGAGGCAAAACTGCCCTGTGTCGAGTTCAATGAGGTTATGAGACTTGTGTTCAGATGGATTTTCACTTGTTGAGTAGTCAACCGTGTCTACATCTTGGTGATAGTTGTCTAAAGTGCAAATATAAGTGCCTTTCTGGGTCCCATAGTCCCTTGTTGCGACTTCATAGTGCATTGACCCAACAAATTGCTTTTGCACTGCTACAACCCCATAATCCATACAGTTCCAAAACTGTAAATTATGA